TGCTCAGGATCACCGGCAGACATACCACAATAACAAATCGTCAAATGCGTAAAAGGTTGTTGTAGATTTATAAATAGCACTTATGGTATGATAAAAGCAGTTAGGGAGCCGACGTTAACACGGTGCGAGTGACAGCGGAGCAAATCCAACCCCCTCTGGATACGCAGCCGCCCAGATTGTAACCAAGACCACCGGAGCCGGCAGACCGGAAACGACAAGAAGTCACTAGCTTGTCACTTTTTTAGATTTATGTTTTTACCTGATCTGTGGAGGAGATAAAAAACATGGGTCTATTAAGTGAGGATTAGTGATTTTTTTATTGCAGATTTTTAGGAGGTGCAGAAATGGAAAAAGTTGAAAATACAGAAACATCCCAGGTATATGATAATGACATGGAGTTATACCTTTCCCAGTTCTGCAAGGATCAGAAAATAGAGGATATAAGACAAGAGTCTCAAAGCGTTTGGAATGCTGCTCTTATGTATATCAAACGCCATGCATTTAATGAGCCTGACTGTCTTAAGTCTAAATCCCTTGTAAATACTACTGGATCATTTACCGGTGGAGTAAGTAACTATAATGCTTATAACTATGATTTGGTTAATCGTATATGTGATTATTATATATATATGTGTATGATGTATGACAAAGAGGTATCAGCCATAGGATTTAGTTTATTAACAGGTATAGACAGATATACGATAGCTACATGGAGAGATGAGGGGACTAAATTAAGTCCATCGTGTTCTGACATCGGCAAAAAGATATCGGATTTTCGTGAAGAGTCTTTAAGCGCAAAACTTGCCACAGCAAAGCGCAACCCGGTAGGGATCCTAGCAATTCTAAATCGTCACTACGGTTGGAACCTTCAGGGAGTATCGAGAGAGCAGCAGAACCACAAGCAGGCCTTGACCGCTTCAGATCTGCCACAGTTAGGCGGTGCAAATGGACAAAATATATCAATGTTGACCGATTCCGGAGCGTATGGAGATAATACAGCAGATGCGAATGAGTAGCAACAACTACTGAAACGTGCGGAAATATGGGATAGTTAAGGACGTGTCAATAAAGATTGCGTGAAAGATTAGTTTAACGCATAGTTGAAATGCCGCATAGCACACCGGGGGGAGGGGGTCTGACAGGACTAGCGAACAGCCCCTATTTAGTCCCTCAAATTTCCTCAAAAATAAAAAGGGTGTATAGGAGAAAAAACAATGACCGGAAGAGAATATCAGAAATTAGCAATGAGAACAAATGATGGCAATGCAACAGACAGATTAAGAAATGCTATGGAAATTTTTCATCTTGATAAACACTGCTCTGAACCGAATGCAGATATACGAAATTCAGATTTCGGTGGCATATTAAATGCTTGCTTGGGCTTATCCGGAGAGGTTGGCGAGTTCAACGACATGGTGAAGAAGTGGGTGTTCCATGAAAAGGAACTTGATATTGACCATGCTAAGAAAGAAGCCGGGGATATTTGCTGGTACTTGGCAATGTTGTGTGAATCCTTTGGTTGGAATTTGGAAGAAATCATGCAGATGAATGTAGATAAGCTTAAGGCACGTTACCCGGAAGGATTTGACATTGATCGGGCAAACCATAGGGAAGAGGGTGATGTGTAATGATTTTCATTTACATAGTTTTAGCATGGATACTGGTTCAATTACAAGCTCCTGCATGGGTATATATCCTGTTCATCATCGGAGTATTTTTAAGAGCAGTAGTCACTGGTAGAGATTAAGCGTATGCAGATTTACGGGAAAGATATAAAAGACGAATGTTCAAAATGCGGTGAAGTGCTGCAATGCGAATTATTTCTGCAAGGTCACGGAATTAAGAGAGACCGTGAGAACGTTACGGAAATGGTTAGCTGTCAGATGGAGCACCAAAAGAGAAGACTTGATAAAGATCCTAAAGAAGATTTGCCAGTTAAGGAGAAATGTGAATTGCCACCGGAGATTAAAGAGATATACACAGAGGTTTGGAAAATTCATAAAGAGTGCGCTAATCCGAAAACGGATGATGACTGGTCGTATCTTATCCGGCAGGGCAATTTGCTGATTAAAATACATAACAATAGCCAGTTTGCTAAAGCACTGGTAATGGCAATGATCGATGAAATTGAAGGAAGGACGAAGAAAAAATGCTTGGATTCATGATTTTAAAAATAATGACAACGTTGGTATTGACAGTTTTAGCAATATCTGCTTTATGGTATGCTCCAAAACAGAAAACAGCATCAGACGGAGTTATTTTATTTGCGTTCGCAATGTTCCTTGCATTTGGAATAACTTTCGCGTGGGTATAGCCTATGTGGTTACCGGAGATTATGCGAATTATCCCATATCACAATTTTGAATGGGTTAAATTCATAAAGCCATTGTTATTGCCGAATATCCGGTGTTGTGTTGGCATTGGATATGTGGCAGAGAAATCAAGGCATCAAGAGTGTATGTAGCCTGTGTGTGGGAAACGAAAAATGGAATAATGCGTTTGACAACACAAAGTTTTTCAAAGTACCGTACACAGGCGTGACAATTTTTTTTAGATAAAGATAGGGTGTTTCACAAAAATAATCCGGGAGCAGATGGTCTCTCTCCCGGAGTTTAGGGCTATCGCCAAGCGGTAAGGCACAGCACTTTGACTGCTGCATTCCCAGGTCCGAATCCTGGTAGTCCTGTTTCGCAGATGTTTTCTTCTTTCGGTCTTTGCCATCTGCGAATTGTCTTCCATACTTTTCCATTGGAGACACTCCTTTCCCCTCATAGCGGAATGCTGTTAAGAGCCGTCGCAAGGCTCGTGAGGGTTTTCCACGTAACCGCTTGAAGCATTGCAACCATATAGCGGTGAAAAACTTTATCTGCGTCGATAAGACGATACCGTGATTGCAATAATCGGTAGGTAGCAGATAGGTGTGCCAGAAGTTTAGTCGTGGTTATACGGCACAGGTTTTGGGGAAATGCGCATAGTGGCGATTGCAGCGGTCTGTAAAACCGTGACATTAGAAACATCGAAGGTTCGACTCCTTCTTTCCCCACGATGTCGGATCGCAACCGGCTAGCAGGTAACTGGCGGATGCCCTGCGAAAATAAAAATAGCTATAAGTGTTGCGCTGTGTCAGCGCCTTAAATGTAGGCATACAGCTTATGGAAACGCACATGATCGGTTAGTCAAGTGGTAAGACACCACCCTTTCACGGTGGTAACGCGAGTTCGAATCTCGTACCGATCACTGGGATGTAGCGCAAATGGAAAGAGCAGTGTCCTTCTAAGGCATAGGCTGTGGGTTCAAGTCCCATCATCCCAACTTTATCTTTATCTCCACTTAGTCTGGCACTACTGCAATAGTTCAGGTCGATGGGAGATGTATGGATAGTAGTTGCTCATTATCGGTCAACGAAAAACACTTCTGCGAGTAGAATTTGCAGATTCAAAAGTAGTCGTACCTTGTTTGGGTCGGGTGGGTTCAACTCCCACGGCAACTATTCCCTAGCTAAAACGTAAGCCACATATGTTTAGCGAAAACCAAGCCTATGAAGTAGAGAACAGACAAGACTGTGAGATTGTGGATGGTCAGTGACAAGTAGGCGATGCATCTTTGGTTATGGCAAGCGCAAGCCATAAAAGGTTTTACGGTGCGATTCCCATGTATAGCTTCAGTGGTAGAACAGCATCCGCATAGGATGTGTGTCGGCGGTTCGATTCCGTCTGCATGGGTTACGGAGGATATGAGGATGAATGGATTGAAAGATTATCAACCACAAACAGAATCATTACGAAATTTTGGTATAGATGTTTCAAAAGAAGCGGTAGATAAGTACGCTTTGGAAAATTTTGGAAGAATACCGCAAAGTTTTATTGAAAGAGATTTTGCAAGGAACTGTAAAGTGATGGAAGAAAGCAGAAGGATTGTGAAATAAAATGAAAGACACGATATTATACATCAGTGATAGAGAAGAAAGAGTAGTAGATTTCTTAAAATATCTTCAAAAGAAACTGGAAGATAATAAAAAGTGGTGCGATTTAGATTATCAGCACGATATTTTAAAAACTGAAAATTATGATATTGTTGGAAAATCATTTTATGGAAGTCGTTTAGGTGTTGGATATGGGAATTGTTTATATTACTGCATCGATGAAACAATTGATAAAAACAGAATGACGGATAAAGATAATCAACAACTAATGGAAATA